GCCACGACCGACAAAGCCCCATGTATCGCCGCCAACGACATCAATGCCGTATTTGTCGAAAAGCTCACGGGCCATGTCAATATAATGCTTCAGTACACCTGCCGACAGGCGTTCACTGTCACGGCTGCTTTTCCAGTCTGCGCTCTCTTCCGTGTAGCCGCCGCTCTGCGTAGGACTGCCAGCCACCCACATATATAGCCATGCGGTTGCCAAGTCCTTCTGTTTCTGCGAAAGCTCACCAAAGGGCGTGCCTGGCTCAACACCTGCATCACCGCAGATAGAGAGAAGGGAGGCGTCAGGAATCTCAATGTTCCTGACTTTCCCCTTCAGATAGTCACCGACTGTAAATATCGCCGTATTGCACTTCATTGCATCAAGTCACTTTAGAGTTTTACTGCTTCTCGTACAGCTTCACGCGGCCATAGTTACGCAGGTTGCGGAACACGGGACCGGCATACAGCTCGAACTCAACAGTGTTGTGAATCGGATTCTCCTGCCATGTGCTGAGAACGGCGATGCGCTGCTCGACGAACGAATACATGGTGTTGCGGGCAATGCCACCGTAGGCCTGACGGTCTTTCCAGATAGAGTTGGTGTTCTTGATGGAGAACATCTTCTCGTTGGCATTGAAGGCAATCATGTACTGCGGAGCGAAAGCGGGATCGTCCTCTACGGGCTTTCCGTCTTCCTCATGCACTGACTTGAAGTCAACAGGGAGGAATCCCCATACGCCGCGGTCGTGCATGAATGCGGCAATCTCGGTGCGTGTAGTCACATAGTCGCTCTGAGAGATGCTGATAGTGCCGCTGCTCAGTGAAGCGAGGTAGGCTGCACGGTTGGCAAGGAACGCGCGGATTACCGACGGGTGGTCGAGAATCATTTCGAGCGTGTTCTTGTTCAGCATCCATGCGTTGACCTCTCTGTTCTGTGTCTCAGTGTACAGACGCTGCAGGTCAAGGATGTCCTTGATGACGTTTGCCTTCTCGTCTGGAACGAGGTTGCCGTCAACGTACTTGAACCATGCGGGAGCGACGCTCTGGAACTGGTTGGCATCGAAGTCGAAGGTGAAGTCGTACTTCACGCCGTCAACAGACGCCTCGTGGATCTCAGATGTCGAAGCCAGCTCATAGCACATGTGCGAAAGCTCGTTGTGCATACCGCCGAGGATGTTCTGCGCATTGGTCAGCAGAGAGTCGTAGATGAGGCTCTGCATCGAGGCACCCGTGTTGTTGCGGGCGTCACGGAGCAGGAACATGTCATCCTCGCTCATCGTGTAGCCGTGGCCGAACTTAGGTGTAGAACCTGTGTAGAACTTCCATCCGCTGGTGTTACGCATCGGCTTCAGTCCGTGTGTGGAGAGCAGGCTAGCGCGTGCCATGATGGGCACGGTCTTGTGGCCCTGACTCCATGTGCGGCTGTCTGATGGGGTGTCCCAGTTGGCGAGACGACGCCATGCCGCACCGTTGTACTTCTGGTTCGCAGTGTCCATGATGACAGAGAAGTTGCTCTCATCGACATAGCGGCGAATGTCGTACTGGTTGTAGAAATTCTGTGCTCTTGTAGTTGCCATAGTCTTACTCCTTTCTTTTTACTTACGGTCAGAATACTTGAAGTTGCAACCTGCGGCTACGAGAGCTGCCTTGATGGCATCGTTGATGGCAGGCATGCGACGCTCCAGGATGGGGCGGTCGTTCTTGTACATGCCATCGCCTGTACGTGAAATCTCGTTCTCGCCACGACGGATGTCGTAGGGAAGCAGGGCATTGGGGATAGCCTTAACCTTCTTGCTGGAAGCGTCAACCTCTACGAGGATGTCACCTACTGCAAGACCTGTTACGGCTGCACTCAGGGTAAGCACGTTGCCATTCTTCGAGGCAATCGTAGCTACGTTAGCAGCGGCCACCGAAAGGTCGTTGCCCAACTTGGCCACAGTAGCACCTGCCTTGAAGGGCACGTTGCCGAAACCGTGGTCTTTCAGTGTCACAGCAGTACCGTCAACGGCGATAACCTCTGCTGTGATGACGGGTGTGATAGTGCGGCCAGGATAAGCCTCGTCGCAGTACACGGGAGTGCCGCAAGGCAATACATCGCCGACGGCAGGCAGATCATCCATGTTGAAGTTGAAACCGCCGATGAGCAGTTCGGGCTTTCCCTCGAAAACCACGAGACCGCCACCGAAGTTAGAACTTGCCTTGGTGATTGCTCCAACTGTTCCGTAAATCATAGTCTGAAACTTTCGTTAATAATTAAAAATCTTTTCTCTTTTGGGATTGCTACATCATCTGTTTTCTGAGCTCTTCGGCATCCTTGGCCTCCTGCGCTGCCTCAGCCTGTCGTGCCTTGATGAAGTTCTGGAATTCAGTGTTGCTGTCATGGGTGCCGCCTGCGCCTCCGTTGAACGGCTGTGCGCCGTCATTTTTGTGGATTTTCTTGTAGTAGGCCTCGTAGTCCTTCTCAGCCTTGGCCTTCAAGGCAGACACGTCGGGCTTCTCGCCAATCTCAAGCTTCTCCAGCGTGTACTCAAGCGCAAAGTCTTCCTCGTCAACGCCACGACCGACAAGGTAGTCCTTGATCTGCTCGCGGACGCTGGCCTCAGTCTGCGCCTGCTTTTCGGCTGCCACCTGTGACATGAAGTCGCTGAACTGCTTGCTCAGCTTGCCAAGAGCCGAATCATCGCCAGTCATCTTCGCAAGGATGGCTTTCTCCATCTCTGCCAGCTTGGCGTCAATATCCGTCTCCTGCTTCACAGGTTCATTTCTCAGAGGCTCTTGCATGGGATGCTCTTTCTCCCACTGCGCCTTGAAAGCGTCGATTGCAGCCTGCTTCTCCTTCTCAAGCTGTGCCTTCTGCTCTGCCTCGCTCTTCGCCTTGAAATCATTGATTCCAGTGGAGAGGTCGTGCCGGAGCTGTCCGCTCATCGTCTTGACCATAGAGACGGGAATGTTCCAGAGTTCGTCCGTAACCTTCTCGTCATCAGCAAACTGCGGCAGGAACAGGCCTGCCACCTCCTCAAAACTCCTGTCACTGACGTTATCTACGCCAGCCTTACTCTTCAGAGTGCTCAGAAAAAGTTCTTTTTCCATAAAAAAAATTCCGTAATAAATTGTTATCCTGAAAGCAGTCTTTCTGCCTCGATTCTGTAAAATATTTTCCGCAAAAATAAGTTTTTTTTAATATGTAAACAAATTTTTATCCAAAAAACTTTACATTTATCATAAAAATATTCCTATTTTAGCCGATTTTTAGTATTTTTGCGGCAATAATTATGTAAAAAACATTTACGATTATGCAAAAGATTAGCGGACTTTCGACAAAGGATGGCAAGCCCATTTACATGAACGGACACATAGAAGAACTACGTGCCGTCGAGGAAGAGAAAAGAAAAAGCAAGACTCCTTCAAGGATTTTCATATCCCAGACTGGAGCACAGGAGCATGTACAGCACTCATCGGCTGACGTTGACGGGACGGGAGGAAACCGTGGCGGTGGAAAGGCAAACACCTACAACACGCCTGTAATCACTCCGGCTGGATTCAGGAAGATGGGTGACTTGGAGGAGGGAGACCTCATCTGCACGCCGTATGAGGGTGTACAGAAGGTCGAGGCGATTTTCGAGCAGGGAGAGAACACCGTCTATTCGTTCCACTTCGATGACGGGACGGAATCCCACGTCATGGACAACCACAGGTTCTGGGCGAGAGAGAACGACCTGGAGCCGTTCCATGTGATGACGGCAAGGGAAATCATGAAGCACTACGTCATCGACAGGAAATACCCCATCTCCATGAAACACAACTCACAGGCCTACCTTGAGATTCCGCTATGCGGTGAGGTGAAGATGAACGAGGACATAAACCCCGCCGACCTCCCCCTGCACCCGTTCGTGCTGGGCTACATCAGCTGCACGGGATTCTGGGAGTTCGGATACAGGGGACTGTTGATATCGAACAGCAGGTTCGTGGCCGTCACGTTCAAGAAATACGGCTACAGGATATGGAGGGAAAGAGTGTCTGGCAACTACTACCTCAGGGGACTCACCGACTACAACCGACTGAAGATTACAGGTTCCCGAAACAAGCAGCTTGCGAGGATTCCAGACATATACATGACGGCATCCATCGAGTCACGGTGGCAGTACCTCAAAGGCCTCATGTTCACGGCTGGGAAATCGGCAAAGAAACACCCTTACATATCATTCCCCAACAAGCACCTCGCCCAGCAGGTTGCACAGATGGCACGCTCACTCGGAATGTGGGTGAAGATATCGGAGGAACAGGACGAGGTGGACAAGGTAGGCTTCTGGCGCGTTTCCTTCATAGCACCTAACGACAAGGAGATGTTCGTGAATCAGTCAAGGGCACTAAGGGCGCATGTCAACGCAGAGATACCGACGTCGCCAGACTGTCAGGGCGTGCTGACGAAGAAGATACTGTGGGTGTCAAAATGCCAGAACAAAGCCAAATGCAGGTGCATACAGGTGTCGGGAGACCACCATCTGTACCTCACCGACGGCTTTACCATCAACCACAACACCGTCATGCTGCTCACGAAGCCTGCACCCGACTTCTCGAACAAATACTTCAACGGAATAGTCTTCCGTAAGAACAAGGGCGACTTCGAGAACATCATCAACGAGACGAAGAAATGGTATGAGCCTTTCGGAAGGTACAACCGCTCGGCAGACGATATGACATGGAACTTCGTATACGGCTCGCACCTCAGCTTCTCGTACTTCGACATGCCATATCAGGACTTCGACGACAAGTACCGCGGACAACAGTTCGCATACATAGGCATCGACGAGGTGCCGCAGATGTCGTTCAAGATGTTCAAGTTCCTCACCACATGCAACCGTAACACCAACAACATAAAGTCAAGGATGCTCTTCACCTGCAACCCGGACCCGCTGTCATGGCTCAGGAAGTTCCTTGACTGGTACATCGGGAAGGAGACAACTGTCTACGCCGACGGCAAGACGCACCCTGAGCGCAAGGGGTTCGTCATACCTGAGAGAAGCGGAAGGATACGCTACTTCTACTCTCCCGATGACTCCGTGGACAACATCATCTGGGGCAACTCTCCGCATGAGGTCTATCTGCAGATAAAGGACATCGCCGATGCCGGATGGAACGACGCACTCGCTGAGTTCGGCCATACACGGGAGACCTACCTT